AAACATAAAATAGAAGAAAATGTGGATGCACATTTATCTTTTAATGAAATTATAGATGGAATGGAAGATCATGATAAAAAAATAATTGTTGATTCTTTATCGCAAAATCCAAATTTTAACCGAGATTTCAATAAATTATTTGAAACTTATTATTTAAAAGAAGAAGATAATGGATATGGCGAATGGTTGCAATCTAACGAAGATATGGATATAAGTTTTGAAGCTAGAAAACGACAATCACGTGCTATTGTAATTAGTTCTATAGAAGCAACTCCCAATGATCATTTTACAGATTTAAAAAATGCATATACGGTCAATAGTGTATTGGGTGTATCGGAAGAAGATTATGTTCAAAAATATAAGAATATTCATGAGTTGAAACATTTGAGAGATACACAAAATTTGACACCATTAAATGCTTCCGATGCACATCAACAACTGCAATATCAAGAAGATTTGGATAATAGAAAAGCAACTGAACAAGCGTATAAATTTGTAAAACAAACTGAAAAAAATATAGAACAACAGAAATCATTTTGGAGTCATTTATTAACTTTAAAAAATACATGAGTTTACCGGAATGCAGAGAGGTAGTCCATAATACGGTTGCATTGGGCTGTTGTTAGTTCGTATATTTCATAACGATATATCATGTTGTTAATGTAAGTATATATGTCCGGTGTATTGTAAAGATAGGTAGTCACCGGTATATTGATATCGGAATAGTTTTGAATAATGAGATAAGTGTCATCGGAATCGTAAATGTCGTCATCTGCCATGTTGGTTTTGTTATACCAATAGTTAAAATATTATTTCAATTTTTAAAAAAAAGTATACGAGTTAATTAAACGTTGAGTATTGAATGCGTTCGCACCGATCTAAAATGTCATCGTGATCGGTGCAAAACATATTGATGAAGTAGGTAAATATATCAGTTATATTAGGTAAACAGTTGTAAAGAATATTACCGTATATGAGATAGTAATTGGGATGCATAATTTCGTAATCAGTGTACATGACGGAATCGGAAACCATTGCAGGAATTTACATTACCAATATATAAAATATTATTTCAATTTTTTATATATAACAAATACCTGCAATATATTCATTTTTATTTGGATAGCATGTTCCTCCTAATTTATCCAACCAATATTCTCCAAAATTATATTGAGGATACGTATGATGTAATATATGATGATTTCCAATAAGCCATACAAAACGTATATCATGTCTTAACATTCCGCGTATATTAACGAGTATTAATGCATATATAAACTGCATATTGAATGAAATAAATAATAAAGGGAATAACATTCCTAATCCTTGTAGTGGAGATTCCATGAAATGCCCGACATATGCATCCAGTGATGTCATGGTTTTATAATTAATTTGGTGATGGTATTTATGAATTGTTTTGTATACATAAATATTATGTAAAAAAAGATGAGATATATAAAACCAAACATCATATGAAATTATGTAAAATAGAAACATATATTATTTTGTATATTATATTTTTTATATAAAAATAGTATACATATAATATATAATGTATACTGCGTTACAATCAAATACATGGAAAACTCCCTTATTATATTGTGATTGCGAATCTTGTTTTATTAGTTATATAGCACCATGCCATGTATATGCAAAATTACGAAATGGACATTATGCCTATCATTGTTTTATGTATGCAATTGTATGGGTATTTATGCAATTTATATATTCGTTTATGATGTTTGTTCAAGTTAATGTATGCCCGGCAAATGAAGTAGATTTTTGTTTTGGATTGACTGAATTCAATTGTAGTCAATCGTATATAAAAATTAATGATGAACCTTTTCCATGTTCGTATCATTCAGATGCCAATGTATGTGTATACGATTCACAAGATTGTATCACCTATAAAAAATATGAACATACACAAACATTATTATGGATGTTTTCAATCATTACTTATATAAGTATATGTTTGTTACATTTAAAAATACGAAATCAGATTAAAAAACAACAAAAAATATATGATGACCCATGTGTATGTTTAGCAACTACATGTTGTTCTACATGTGGATTAGCGCAAATCTATCGTGAAGTATAAAAATTTTATAAACAAAATATATGGATTTTTATATTTTGTTTATTATTGGACTGAAAATTATTTTTTTATGGTTATTAATAACACATTTATATTTAAAAAATAAAACACAATGGACTGAACTAGATGAGAAATTATTATATTGGAAGGAAAGAGTTGAATTTTTGTTTATTACATGTATGGCAATGTTGATGCTTTATATATTTAATCCTAGAACATCAAATACAATATTGATTACAAATAAAATAAAAATATTATTATTTGTATTTGCGTTATTAATATTAATGACCGAAAATTGGGAAAAATTTTTTAAGGAGAATAAATTAATTGTTAATTTAAAACAATGATAAGTATAGTATAATATGGAAACCTATTATGATATTTTGCAAGTTCCAAAGAATGCATCTTTTGACCAAATCAAAAAACAATACCGAAAATTATCTTTAGAACATCACCCTGATCGGGGAGGGGATGCCGAAATATTTAAAAAAATAAGTACAGCATATGAGAATTTATCGGATGAAAATAGTCGGAGATCGTATGATCAAAGTATCAACCCAATGAGTGCACCTAATATTTTTGAAATGTTGTTTAGTGGGCTTGGTCCAGGTGGTGGACATGGTTTTCCAGGGGCAATGCATCCCGAAATACACATGTTTCATGGAAACGGAGAGATGCCATTTCCATTTCCATTTCAACCTACCAAGCCTTCTCCTTTACAAATATCGGTAGACATAACATTAGATCAAGCGTTTACCGGTTGTTCTATACCAGTAGAAATAGAAAGAAATATAGAACATCAACGGCATAGAATATTGCATACGGAAATAGAAACAATTTATGTAAATATTCCATGTGGCATAGATAATAATGAAACCATTATGATTCCAAATAAAGGAAATAATATAGATGGGTTAATGGGAGATGTAAAAATTGTAATTAATGTAAAAAATATGTCGCGACTAGAACGGCGTGGGTTAGATTTATATTATACACATACACTTACATTGAAAGAAGCATTGTGTGGATTTGAAGCGGAAATTGAGTATTTACAGAATAAATCGTTTAAAATTGTCAATACTGATTTTGTTATTTCACCGCAATATAAAAAAATTATACCAAATATGGGAATGAAACGCGATAAAAATCAAGGACAGTTTATTATTCATTTTAATATAATATTCCCAACGTTATCTAATGAAAAAATAGAACAATTAAGAAATATATTATAATATATATATATATATGAATTCTACTTGCAATGATTTAAATCGGATGTTTTTAAAAGAAAATTTAGACAAAGCAGTTGATGAAATTATGAAAAATATGAATGGCAGAAAAGATTATGTTTATTATATATTGGGTCCAATTACACGGTTTGATAGGAATTTAATAGGTGTATTATTAGAAAATGGAGTTATGGTACATGTATTTATTCAAGGTGGTATTGAACTTGCCCCACAAGGCGCACCACTCCCACCATGGAATGCTGGATTATTAGGTTTACAACCGGCAAATGCAGGAATGGATGTTATAAATTTTTATGATTTTATGGCGAATGATTCTCATCCAAATTTAAAAGTTTATACACAATTTACAAATATGGCTAAAGGAGGTGGTGCCGGGGCAAGTTCAGTATTAAAAGACTTATGGTTAGGAGAGAAAATGCACGAATTTTTAGATGAATTACAAAAAACTGAATCTGGGCATAAATTTGCAAAATTATGGGAATATTATAATCGTAATACCCAAGGAATACCTTGGCAACACGACCCAATTGAAGTTATAAATTCTTTAGGAGAATTAGTAGGAGATATAACACCTGGTTGCTCAAAATATAAACAAATGGTAGGAAGCGGTATAAATAGAAGATTTGTAACATTTAATAATAAAACACCAAATGGACGTAATGGTATAATAAAAACATTTCAAGAAATAGCACCTAAAAGAATGATGAGAGGGGGAGGAGGAGAAATAGTTGTTAAATTAATGGATCATATCCCTCCATCAAAGAGTGCATCCGAATATGTAGAATGTCAACTGTATAGATTTAACCAATTTGTTAGATTATTATGTAAATCATTTAAAATACAACCTCCGGAATGGTGTCTTTCAGCAGATGATGCAAATGTTGATGCAATGATTGAAACAATTAACGAAAAAATTTATACTGGTATAAGTATTGAAATTTTAGATCCAGATAATAATTTCGCAGCAGAATTAATAAATTATATTAGTGGTAATACTGCAAAAGTTTTTGTTCATTCGCAATTTTATCCAAGTGATGTTGAAATAAAAGCAATGTTAAATAAAGATGGTCGTCCGGAAGTATTAGGATTAATGATGGTACCCGAAACTGTAATAATGAAATGTGTAGAACAAAAATTACTTACCGACCCATATACATTTAAGAAAAATCCAACTCCAGTAAAATTAATTGGTGTTCCTGATGTAGTAAATTATTATGGGGTCCTTGATTTTGTGTTTCCTCCAAGGGGTTTAGGTGGGTTTGACGCAAAAGAACTTATGTATTCACAATTTTTCGGAGAAAATAAAGATCATCGCAATCATTTGGATTGCAGAAAAGCTGAATTAAATTTTATGATTGATCTTCTTAGATCAAAAAATGTAATGTATGGACAACCGTGTTATGGTAATAATGATGGCGACCGTACATTTAGTTCACGTAATTTAGTACATCCTGTTACACAATTTGATCTTGAATTATTTACTGATAAATCATTATTTAGAGTTGAATTTACTAATAAAGTTATTGAAAGAATTGCAAATACACGTGGATCAGATCCGATAAGACAACAATTTTTACAAGACTGGAAAACAATGAATAGTGAACGTCCTGGAATATTCGGTGGAAGACGAAATAAATCACGGAAATTTATACGAAATAAATCTAGAAAAATGAAACGAAATAGATCAAGAAAATAATTGAAATTATTTTTGTATATTTTACACTAAATATACAAAATGAACGCAATCTTTTACAAAATGATTCGTGCATTGGACGATGAGATGGAGTTAAACATTGACTCGGGCAAACAATTTACACTTACTTTTTATAAATATTTTAATTATATTGGCTACACTATCAGAGTCATAGATATGTATACAAATACAGAAATTTACAGCAATAAATACCATCGGTATGAATTTGAAACCTTATTTGATATATTTGAAAAATCTACATCTAAACTACCATCTATGGTAATGAAATTAATTTACAACCATGAATATAAAACATTTGATTTAGTATAAAACATTTTATTTTGGATTATATAATTCTGCATAAAGTTCGTCTGATGATTGGACTTTTTGAGCAACAGGTTCACCAACACTAATGGGGTAAGATGTTTGAGCAAGTGGTATACTGGCAAATGGGTATGTATAATTTTTTCTTACTTTTGCTTCTGTATAATTACCATAATCTTGACGAAAATTATTTTGTGGTATATATTCATCGCACTCGCCTTTCATACCATCTTTTTCTGGATAACGTTGTCCTTTCATAATATTCCATGCTCCATAATATCGTGTATTTTTATTAAATTCTTTACAACATTCTTCTTTTACACTCATTGGTATAGCTCCTCGTTTACTGTGGTCTGGACTCCAATGTTGTCGCCAATCTTGTTCATTTTGCCTACATGTTTTTTCTCCGCCTCTTTTTGAACGAGTTTTGTTTTTCCTATATTTTCGTGTTTTTGCCATATATTAGTAAATTATTTTTTTAAATAATAGAATGAGTGTATGGGTTTTGTTTCAAGGCAGATAATAAATCCGAATTATTGCGATCATTGTTAGAATAGGATTGCGGTATTCTCATCCCACCCATTTGATCAATAGAGGGTACCGAATTCATTCCTTGTACTCCTCCCATGTAAGATGTATGAGAAAGTGGTTTCATATTATTATTTTCTTGATTGATGTTAGGAGAAAACATTTGAGTATTTCCGCCTGCAATTCTTCCTTCGTTAGATCGGGTGGATTTGATAAGAGAATTATATTCTGCTTCATAAGAAACAGTTTGAGGTAAATTGCTTCCGGAAATACCTGTATAATATACATTGGTACTGTCGCGTTGATTAGAAACAGGCTGATGCTCAGACACTTGATAACCTCCGTCGGTAACAGGTTTATATGGCCGTTGTCCTTTAGAATAAGGGCTATAGGTAGTAGTTTCTTTAATAGTAGGTTGTAATTTATCTTGTGGTTTTGGAGTATGTTGAGGGACACTAGTACCGAGTGCACCTACACGAGTTAACCCAAATGCTTCTTTGCGTGTAGGACGTAAAATATCAGTTAATGGTGCAGTAATGGCACTTACTAACCCTTTCATGATACTAAATGATTCTGGTTTATTGACAGTTCTGTTATTTGGTAATAGTTGAATAGATTGAGCAATTTGGTTCAAATTACTTTGATCTACAGAAGACGTAGCAGGATTAAAATGTTCTCCTTTAAATTGTTGGCGATGATCAACACGATATAAACCGTGTTTAGGTTGACTAGATGGACCCGATGCATTACTTGCTACACCTGCATAGGCCTTTGTTGTAGTCGCGCGATGTACAGTAGGATCAGGTTGAATAGACCGTAATGTAGATGCTTTTTCAGCTCCGGTAGTTGTTAAATAACGGTCAGGTGAATTAACATAGAATTTATCTGGTAAATATTTTTCAACTTTCCCTATACTTCCTGTATTTGTTATTTTACTTTGTGCTGGACCTTGATGATTAGACAATTCAAATGAAACTTTGGGTTTGGTTGCAACACGTAGTTCGTTTACAGTTTTAGGTAACCATTCTTGACGTGCTTCCATACCTGAATTGAATCCACCGGATCCACTGGAAGAAAAACCTTGGTTCATACCGGGACCAACATGTTCTTCCTGAAAAGGTTTTACATTATTCATATTTTGGGAAGGATTTACACGAGATTGATAAAATTCAGATTGGTTAGGTGCACCACTTGCCCATTGTATATTATCTTGAGGTTTGAATAAAGGAGCATTTTCGGTTTTTGAAATCTGCATACTACCGGCTCCAACATAATTATCCAAAGTATAATCTTGTTCATCATTAGATTTCAAAGAAGGTCCAATTGTTTTTTGTTTTCCAAAAAAAGGAACCATATTTGCCGTTTGGTCATCTAAATTTTGTTTTCTACCCGCCATATCCGTATATTCGTGAGGATGATTGAATTTGGGAGGAATAAAATGTTTATTTTCCTGAATAGGCTTGGAAGGATTATACTGAGGGGGAGTAATTTTTGGTTTGTTTTTAAAAGATTCTTTTTTTTGGTTAGAGATGACAAATAATCCTCCTAATGCAACTAATGGTATTGCTAATTCCATACAATTGCTAAATATTAATTTTTACTAATACCAACTATTGTAATTGGCAAAAAATTAATATTTATTAGATAAAAAATATTTGTATATATCTTCTTTTTGTTTATTTTCTTTAGATTTTTTAACTTTGGTTAAAATTTTCATGGCATTATCAATTTCTTTTTGAGAAATAATTCCATCGCCATTTACATCAATTTGAGATTGAATATTTTTTAAATATTCGGGGATAATACAATAAGAACTATCTTCGTGAAATATAAATTCGGTAATTACAAAAAACACGGCTGTTAATAGGAGAGACAATAAAATATCACGTGTACCCATCCAGCATGCAGCGAAAATAACAAATTCTCGGGCAACATGATTTTTTAAATAATCTTCCTGTGACTTAGAAAGTTTTACCGTAATAAATTTGGACCCAATGTTCAAACAGATCATGATAATCCCTGCAAAAATTTTAGAATTATTAACATGATTTAAATTTTCTTGAATAGATTTTAATAATGGATTCATAAACTATATATTTATTTTAAACGTAAATGTCTTCTTAATTTGTGATATCTATTTTTAAATGGAATATATGGATGTATTTTTTTATACATTCCTTCAAGTATAGAATTTGGAGATGCATCCATAATACTAGATACAAACGGTTCTTTTACACTGGCTACATTTAACATGAATACCAAAAAAAGAATATATACAAGTAAATACATATATTATTTAAAGATTAAATTGTGTATATTCTCCGGTGTTATTGTTTGTTACAGGAACTTGAATAGACCCCGATAATTCTTTGGTGGATGGAGAATTTTGAGGTCTAGATACTTTGTATTTATTAGATTCTTTAGGGCGAATATTTTCATCCAACGGTAACAAAGAATGTTTAAATTTAGTAGATTTAGGAGAAAACTGTTCTATGGACTGTTTGTAATGATGTATAAATAATAATCCTGCAATAAATCCTAATATTAAGTTTTGATTCGTTATCATAAAAATACATAATAAAAGGATTGGATTGCCTATAGGTGTATTCATAGTTTGTAAAATGACAGGATAAAGAAAAATAACAATTAAAATAATAGTTATAAAAATATCTAGCATCATATTTAATTATAATATAATAATTCAGTAAATTACGAATTAATTTTAATATATGAAAATAATAGAATGTTAATGAATTGGTCTTCACCATTTCCTCATGAAGAATCACAAATAAATATGCTTAAAAAAAAAGCTCGCCCTAAATTAACCAGTACAAAACAATTAGAACAAATGGAACAAACACAAGATGATGAAGATGAATTACAAGATTATGTTCCTAAATTTGAAAAAAAAGAAAAAGAAAAAGGAAAAGAGAAAGAAATGAAATATAGTCCTATGATTGAAGACCCACATCCATTGTATACGGATTCTTTAAAAAATACATATGATACACCCATGACACATGATACACCTTTTGAATATGGAAATTATAAAAATAATCAGTTGGTTGAAAAATTAAATTACATGATTTATTTATTGGAAGAACAACGCGACGAAAAAACAGGGCAGGTTACAGAAGAATTAATATTATATGTATTTTTAGGAGTTTTTGTATTATTTGTTTTGGATTCTTTTTTCAAAACAGGAAAATATACCCGATAAAATTGATTCCATTTTTATTTTATCTTTATATAAATGGAAACTACAACTATACTTCGTGCACCTCTTGATCTAAAAACCAAAATTGAACAAGCAAGAAATGCAAAGAAAATGACACGTGATGATCTTGCTAAAAAGGTTGGAGTTCAGACCAAAGTCATTATGGAATATGAAACTGGGAAGGCAATTCCAACGAATTCATTTATTGCAAGACTAGAAAAAAAACTTGATGTAAAACTTCCTAGAGCTAAAAAGGTTGAGATTTAATTAAAAATAATATTTTTTTAAATAAAATTGATATAATAAATAAATATGTATTCAATTATAATGGATTTTTCAAAAAAAACGCGCGATGAATTGATTGTATTTTGTAAAGAACGGAATATAAAAGGATATAGCAGTAAGAAAAAGGATGAAATCATAGCATTATTATCTACTCCACCTACAAACACGCCTGAAGTGGATAATACTAAATTGAAAATGATTGATTTATTTTCGGGAACCGGTGCTTTTACTTTGGCATTTCAAGAAACAAATGCAGTTAGTGTTGTATTTGGTAATGATATGGTACAATATTCTAAAACTATATACGATGCCAATTTTAATCATAAACTTGTTCTGCAAAATTTGAATGATATAAAAGTAGAGAATATACCGGCACATGATATTTTAACAGGCGGGTTTCCCTGTCAACCATTTAGTATTGCGGGACATCAAGAAGGATTTAATGATGAACGTTCCAATGTATTTTGGAAAATTTTATCTATTGTAGATCATCATCAACCAAAATGTATTATATTAGAAAATGTTAAAAATCTTCTGTCACATGATAACAAAAAAACATTTACTATTATAAAAAATAATATTGAACAACGAGGTTATCATGTTTGTTATAAAGTATTAAATACTGCAGAAATTACAGGTATACCTCATCACCGAGAACGAATCTATATTGTTTGTATCAAATCGCAAAAGATATTTGACCAATTTAATTTAGATTTTCCTAAAATAGAAAAAAAGAATATAAATGAATTTCTTGAATACGAAGTTCCAGATAAATATTATTATACAGATAAATCAACTACATGGGAACTCGTAAAAAATAGTGTAATTAAAAAAAATACAATTTATCAGTACCGAAGAGTCTATGTACGCGAAAACAAAAGTAGTGAATGTCCTACATTAACTGCAAATATGGGTAGTGGTGGACATAATGTACCTCTTGTATTAGATCATAAAGGTATTCGTAAATTAACCCCTAGGGAATGTTTTAATTTTCAAGGATTTCCATCTTCTTACATATTACCTGCAATGTCCGATTCTAATTTATACAAACTTGCCGGAAATGCGGTTTCTGTTCCGGTTGTAAAATTAATTGCCAATAGACTTATTCCGTTACTTCAACTGGAATAAAAATATCCTCCAATGAATTAATATTTATAATTGCAGTGCAAAAATTGCTTATTTGTGGAAATAATAAATCCCATCCCATTCTAGGTCGGCGTCCTTGTTTTGTTTGGTCTTCAAACGTTTGAGTTTTATTTACTTTAATACTATTCCATTCAGGTGAAGTTCGTTTTAATGAAATTCGGTATAATACAAATTTATCATTTATCCAATTACGTGCATCAAGAAAGTAAATTTCGTCCCAGTCTGAAGTCGGGGTAAATGACAACGGTCCATCGCTTGTAAAACATTTGCATTCTTGTTTTCCATTTTTTTGAGATAACAAATCTCCTTTACAATTCCAAGTAGAAGTTGGATCATTTAATTTATAATGAATTATAAATTTTATCAAATTTTCGCTAATATCTTCTGGAATACAAGGCATGCGTACAGTTAATTTGGCAGATGAAATTGAAGTTTTCCGACCACTATAATATTGTTTATGTAACTCGTATTGAAATTTTACTAATTCTTTGGTATAAGTATCGGACATGGCGTATAATTAGATATAATTTTTGATTGTTTTTCAATTTTTAATCAAAAATTATAATTATGTTGAACATAAGTTTTTCCGTACATTAAAGTCAACTCATATTCTAATAATGACAATTGCATTTTTTCGTATACAGGCAAATGTTTAAAATTCACATTTTCAGGATAATCATTTATTATGGGAGTAGACTCAATAGGGACAAATAGGTAATGGATTTCCATCGCCGTGGCAAAGAGCAAAATCAAATTCAAAATTAGTATCCATACATTATTCTATTAAAAAAAAGGTTTAAGTTCCAAGGTTTTAGTTTTAGAAGTACTAGATAAAGTAGGGCGATTCATAGGGACCGGCAATGTGCTTGTATCGCGTAAATAATTCATATATCCTTGAGCTTCACTATACACTCTTGGAATACAATAATCAAAAACATGTTGATTTAGTTGTTGAATTTGTTCCTTAATACCACAAGGTCTATTTTCACAATGCGATAAAAACATGGCTCGCATAATAATTTTTAATTCAGTATCAGGTTGTTGTGAGACAACATATTTATTGGATGACATTTTATATACACCTGCGCGTATTCCGTTTTGAATAATTTGTTGGTTTTCTTGTGAAAAATAAGCATTAGATAAAGGAGTAGCTATTAAATTTCCGTGTAATGCATCTTGAAAAGCAGAAGTATATACTTTAGGAGTATCATATAAAGATAAATGATTAGGGGCATTTAGGATATCAATTCTACCATTAGCTTTCATAATATAAAAATATATAATAAATATAAATGAATAATTTTCAAAATTATGTTTTAGTGACTACTTTGGGATGTTTATTAATTGGATTAATTGTTACAGCCGTATTTTTAATGAGCAAAAAATCAAATAGTGTATATCCTCCTGTAATAGATAGTTGTCCTGACTATTGGATAAATACATATTACGATAAAGATTCAGAGGACACAAATCAAGTTGGAGGTTGTAAAAGTACACAATATGGATGTTGTCCGGATCGTAAAACGGCAAAAAATGATTCTTCAGGAAGTAATTGCCCTATTCCATGCAAAGATTCCCAATATGGATGTTGTGGTGATAAAATAACAGCTAAAACAGATGATACTGGAACTACATGCCCGGTTCCTAAATGTTTTAATGTTCGTAAGTTAGGAACAGTATCAGATACATGTCCTCGGTATATGGATTTTTCCTCTTATGATAAATGTAAAAAACAAACATGGGCAACAGGATGCAATATGACATGGGATGGAATATCAAATATGCCTAATGCTTGTTCCCCTGTTTAGTAACTAAATGTTTTAGTTAAAAATGATTCTTTAGCTATTTTTTCTAAATAAGATGCGTATTGAATAGCTAAAGGTAAAGTAATCCACCCATCAGATACATAATTAAAAACTCGGATATTAAATAAATCTTCTACTGTTTTCCAACAATCAGAATCCGATATAGATGGTTGAATATGTTGTGTATAAATATAACATCTGCCTACTAAATAAGCATCTAACAAATCTGCATTTCTTGCCAAATGATAGGATCGTTGCCATTTCCCATAATTTGGAAAAATAGGTTCTCCGCCATTGGCACGTCCTTTTAATAATGAATACGACATGTTGTTGATAATAGATATTAATGTATCTGACATTTCTGCATTCCAGTGTTGTGAAAGTAACCATTCGCGAATAATAGTAGATGCTGTTTCAGGATTCGTATATTTTTTGTCGCACATGTCATGTAGTGCCGCGGCATAAACCGCCATTTGTAATTCATCTTCCTCTATCATTTCATATTGTATTAATCGGTAAACCCAGTTAATACAATTGATAGAATGTTTTAAACCGTGACTTTCATCTATATCATTCTTTTCGCAATAATGATATATAAATTCCAGTAAGGCGTACATTTTTTTAATATATAAGTTAAAATTATTTAGATTCAATTTTAAAATTGAATCTATATTTAAAATATAAATATCGTATACAATATGCCTTCGTACAAAGCTATCATGAAAGAATTGACAAAACCTCCGCCAAAACCGGAGGTTCCAAATCCTCATTTAGTAAAAATAACAAAAGACAAAATTACTAAAATTTAATATTTTTATAAGGTATGAAAGAGTTGTTGATTGAGTATGTTGGCAGTATTTTCTTTTTTTATGTCATTATTGCAACTGGTAATCCACTTGCAATTGGCGCAGCACTTGCTATGGTTGCTTATTTAGGCGGACCTATATCCGGTGGCAATTATAACCCTGCAGTTACATTAATGATGGTGCTAACTGGTAAACAGCAATTTAATACATTGTTTACCTATATGATTGTACAATTTTTGGCGGCATTTACTGTGGCAGAAATATATAAACGCGTAAGATAATATAAACACATCTTATGAGTATAAGTATGCGAGTATTTTCTATTGATATTGGTATCACTCATTTAGCTCATTGTTTTATTTCTGTAGGAGAAAAATTTGAAATATTAGATTGGGATGTATTGGATTTATTGGGGAACCAGCCCGTATGCACCCACCGTAATAAAAAACAATGCACACAACCTGCCTTGTTTTTTAGAGATACACATTTTTTTTGTAAAAAACATGCTGTCCCAATTCCGCCCTTGTCAGGGTTAAATAAAACCGAACTAATAGAATTATGTAAAACGCATGGTATTACTTCTTATGAATCCAAAGAAACTATGGTTCAACAACTTAATACTAAAAAATTATCGGATGTAAAACGTAAAACGGCAAAAACGTGTTCTGCTATAGATTTAGGAAAAGAATTAATTCGGCAATATGAAAAATTTGAAAAAGTAGATGTGGTAGTTATTGAAAATCAAATTGGACCATTAGCCAATCGTATGAAAATGTTGCAGGGGATGGTGATGCAATATTGGATTATGAAAAATGCCCAAGTAGTATGTGTATCTTCTGTCAATAAATTAAAATTATTTTATTCTGGACCAACGAATTATGCACAACGCAAAAAAATAAGTGTATCTTGTGTTCGTAAGTTGGTGGAATTAAATCATTGGGAAACAAGATTTGAAACACATAAAAAGAAAGATGATTTGGCAGATACATTATTACAAGTTATTTGGTATTTAAACAATATAAATGCGGATTACTTAAAATTAATTGTTCTTATATAATCATAATGGACGTAATTCAACTTGGCCCAAAAGTAGAAGGTTTAGAAGAAATTAAACTTAATTTAGAT